CGAATTGAGAAGTATTAATTGGATGCACGCACAGATAACTAAGGGTGTTATTAGCGAAACCGATTTACTACTTCATAAGGGCATAGACGAATACGGTGCGATTCTCGACACGTACAGATATGACATACATTTAAAGCATCAATCTACCCAAGCGAAATAGATAATTTCGTATATTTGCATATCGCTACCCAAGCGAATAGGCTCTGAGCCATACAAAGGTTAAACTAAAAACATCATGGCTCAGAATATAGTATTTAAGATTTCAGCCGACACGTCAAACTTTGACGCAGGCATGAAGAAGACAGGTCAGGCAGTTGATGATGTCGGGAAAAAGACCAAGCAAGCCACAGCAGGCGTAGGGCAATTTCAGAACGCATTAGGCAATATAGCGGGAATGGTGGCGAGCGCATTTGCAGTCACTGAATTGATTGCATTCGGCAAGGAAATGACCAAGGTCAGCGCACAAATGGAATCGCTAAAGGTTAGACTTGATGGTCTTTATGGCAGTCAAGAAAAAGGCACTGATGTATTTACCGACCTTGCCTTCATGGCAAATAAATACGGCATCGAATTAAAATCGCTTACTGAAAATTACGCTTCATTCGTAGCAGGTGCAAAAGCATCGGGCATGGAATTAGGTAAAGCCGAAAAGATATTCAAATCCATGACCATTGCAATAAAGGGCAGTGGGGCAAATGCGGAAACGGCAAGCCGAGCATTTACGGCACTTACGCAAATGATTGGGAAGGGCAAAATACAAGCAGAGGAATTACGGGGTCAATTAGGGGAAGCCATGCCTGCGGCGTTTGGTATAATGGCAAAATCATTGGGCGTTACAACCCAAGAACTTGACAAGATGATGGCATCGGGAAATCTCATTGCATCCGAAGTCCTTCCAAAATTTGCCGAGGAAATGGAGAACGCATTCGGCGAGAATGCATCCAAATTGGCATCAGGATTACAAGCTGATTTAGCACGACTTGACAACGCATGGACGTCATTGTATTTAACCGCAGCCAATAGCGGTGCATCGGTACTGGGTGTAAAGTTATTGATAGGCACGATTAAAACACTTGAGAATGCATTTATCGGGGCAAGGGCAACATTCAGCGCACTGATTGCCCCGTTCGATGGTGGCGAGGCAATGAATGACTTCTTAATTGACCTTGAGAAAGCAGGGATTGAAGAATACGAAGCCGAATATCGTGCATTTCAACAACGGCAGATTGATTCATTTATAACGACATCGGAAGAGCAAAAGAAGACAAGTAAAGAAACGGCAGAGCAACTTATAAAAGATGCAGAGTATGCCGATAGTAAGCGTATTAAATTGCTTAAGAAAGTTGGCAAAATAACTAAAGAAGAGCAAGCGAATATTGACCACAGATACGGCAAGACTCCCGAAGTTCGTGAGAAGGTAATGAGTCAATTAATTGCCGAACGGTCTAAATTAACCGAGGATGAACAAAAGCAATTAATCGAATTAAGGGTTAAGGCAGATTTATACAGGCAGGCATCGCAGTCAATTGAAGCACCTAAGCAGAAGTCTTTAGCCATAACTAAAGATGAGGTTAAGGAAATGGAGAGGCTGGCAAAGGCAACTGATGACATGCGGAGGCGTGCAATTCTTGCCGAAAAAACAGATGTAGGGAAATTAAAGCAGAGTGCAGAATTTCAGGTAGAAGATTTGCAGGAAAATCCCGCATTTCGTGCCTTGACAAAAGACGAGCAGGCTTCGATATTAAATGAAATTGACAATCAAACAAATGAGCAGGTTAAGAAGTTAATTGAATCTAAGGATAAAGGATTAGAGAAATTAAAAGCGCATGAGAAACAACAGTCAGAAGACACAAGCGGTGCTACAATTGCGGGTATAGTGGCTGGGGTTGGCTCAGAATTTGGGAAAGAAATACAAGCCACTAAAGACATTGAAGAACAAAAGAAAAACATTAAGATTGAAATGGCAATGCAGACGTTCGACCTGCTATCTGCACTCAACGCAAGATATACACAAAGTCAAACACAGCAACTGCAAGAGCAATTACAGCAGGGTGTAATTAGTCAAGAGGCATACGAAGCACAAATGCGTAAGATTAAGCGCAGACAAGCCGTAATTGATAAGGCAGGGGCATTGTTTACTATTGGTATGAATACAGCGATTGCCTTATCGAATCCTTCAAATCTTGCTTCGTTTGGTGCGATATCCCCGTTTATTATCGCACTTGGTGCACTTCAAGCCTCTACCGTCATTGCATCCCCAATTCCATACAACAAAGGCACGAAGAAAGTACCAATGGTTCGTGGTGCGGTTCGGGGCAAAGATAGTGTTCATGCTATCCTAACACCTAACGAGCGTGTAGTGCCTGAGGACATCAACACTCAGCCCGGATATAGTGCATTAATGGACTTAGCACACGACCGCAAAATATCAGATAAAGAGGCGGGCTTCATCGCCAAACTTGCAACGGGTGGAGTGTATGCAGGTCAGCAAAGTTCGGGTGACATTGATTACAACCAACTCGGCAAATCAATTGCCAAATACATACCACACACAGATGTGCGAATTGACCACAACGGCATTGCAGTTATTACCGACCGAAGCCACGCCAACATGAACCGATTAAAGACACGACTATGAGTTCACTACAAGTAAGATTAAACGGCACGCCCATTAGAGGACGCATAGAAGGTTTAGAATCGTTCAGTGTAACCTATTCACGAGATGAGCAAACGGGTGCAACACAGAAGGCGTACACGAACGAATTGAAGTTCTTTGATGATGGATTCGATTTGATATTTAATACCCTCGTAGCAAGTCAGCAGGGATTGTATAAGTATATTAAGGTTCAAATTTGGGATGAGTGCTGTAATGATTTCGTGTATCAAGATTTCATAATTAAAGGCGATAGTGTCGATTACTGCACAGGTGATTGCTTCGTTGTCGCTCGCATGACGAGGCAAGACCCTGATGAACGCATTTATGATTGTTTCAAGCGCACGCCAATTACGACCGACCTTGAGAATCCTGATGGTTCATTTAATACCAATCATTGGTTAGTTAATCCGAATAGTACCATTGCAATTCCCAAAATACCATACTGCAATGAGATGCGCCCTGCGTTATTCTTTTATGTGTTTTTATCAATGTCTTTAATATTATTTTTTGTTGTTGGGGCTGTTAATACTTTAATTAGTTTAGCGTTTCCAAACAACCCAATTGCTACACTATTAACCTTTATAGGGCAAGGCGTAACAGGGTGTGGCAGGCTTCACCCATCGCCATACATAAAGGACTATATTAATGAGGCTTCAATATATTGCCAGTGCAATCAAAATCAACCATTCGTTTCTTCGTTTTTAGAAAATGTAAATAGCCGTTATTATTCCGTTGCTCTTATCAATGCGCCCCTTAAAAAAGGCGTGCAAGTTAATAGCACAACACGCTACATTGTTGAGAATAGACCACGACAGACCATTACCGAATTTCTCGATATGGTAGCCAAGGACTTCAATGCCTTGTGGTGGATTGAAAATGGTCGTGTTTACATGGAGCGTAAAGATTATTACTTTGGTTCGGCTATATTACTCGATGCAATTGCCGAATCAAAGAAGGGCAATATACTCAACGGTGCTTGTTTTAAATACAATCAAGGCAAAGTGCATGCAGGTCAGAGAATTGAAGCGCAAAACGATATGTCAGAAAAGAGTGGCAATGAAAAAAACAAATTGTATAGTGGCTTTTTTGATTACATAAGAATCCACAATTCGCCTGCTGGTTGGGAGGCATGGGATGGAATATTAGACAAGCAGTTAAGTTACGCTCCAATAGCATTCAGACCATACGATTCTATAATAGATGGGTATCCCCTTATAGGGCTTCTCAATACAACATACCCAAACTTAGGGCAATTTCAAGGCGCATGTGTATTTCAAGATAATGAATTTGCAGTTCATAAATACTTTGAAGCCGACCCGACAAGCAATGATAATTTTAAAAAGCCTCGTGTTGCACAACTTACTCAATTTGATACTATTAATAACGTGTGGGTTACAATTGGTAATGCGCCAAATCCAGTGTTTAATATCATAGAGCAAAATAACTTTACAACAAACACACCAAACATTTACAATGACTTCCACTCCATTGACGACCCAATTAATAACCCATACCGCTTCTGGGATTATGAAATCGAAGCCAAGATGGATTGCGTGATGGTGAAGAACCTTTCCGTTAATAGAACCGTGAGAATGCAGACACCATACGGCACAAGTGTACAGGGCAAAATCAATACAATCATTGCCAATTTTGGCGATAGAACAATAAGAATTACAGGCGAATTTTAATTATGGCAAACAGACAAATAATTGATATAGGCGTAAGTGGTGCGAGTTTCGATGTGAACCTTGGACGCATTTGCGATGGCGATACAATCGACTTGCAGTTCTGCAATTCGGATGGTGCGCACACATACGCATTTAGTTGCACCTGCCCTGCATTTACGGGATTGCCCGCATCTGATGCGTTCGCAATATGTCAGTGCAGGACATACACAATGACGTATGTTGGTGATGGCGTGCCGGGCATTGGTTCATGTACAATATTGGTAACTCGAAGCGGTAATATTGTTCGGGTCAATCTCACATGGGAGGAAGTATATTGCGAAATTGCAACAACCGCTTGGAGGCTTGACGATGCGAGTAGTGAGGTCACGATTGACAATAGTAACTTCAATGCTGACTGCGAGGTGTTTCATGGCAGTTGCATGGCGAATCGGAATATATTTAGCATAACACACACGTTGGCTCAGCCTCTTGTTGTTGGCGATGAAATATATTTCAGTCAATGGTTATTTGCTCAGATTGTAAATTGGGCGTATCAAGATTATCCCATTGCAGGTTGGAAGTATCGTGTTTGTTTAATTACTCCAGAAGAGGGTGAGCCAAGTGTTGATGGCTCATTTCAAATGGAATGGTATGGCGAACAACCGAGTGAAGAGAACAGCGCACGAACACCTTATATCGGTGGTGTAATTGCAAGCGGTGGTACGAGTATGACCATTACAATTCATTTTAATATGCCTGCCGATACGACCCAGCCAGCAGGTAATAATTTCATTAATAACCATGACGTGCTATTGAAGAATAGCGTGCGGAATGATTTAATAATTAATAACGAATCTGAGAACTCTGTATATCGCAATCCCAAATACATGACGTGGGCAACGGTTGTTTATAGAACAATCGGTGCGGTGTATCAAGATGCGATATTCTCAATTAAGGCAGAGTTACCATTCTACAACGAACCGAGTGTAACGATATCGCCTATGCGATTGATATTAAATTCGGTCACATTGGCAAGAACTGCAACGGGTACGAGTACGGATTATCTCAGCACGACACGACCTACTTCGGTTGTTGTTGATTTTGATTACATCAGTTCAAACGTTTCGGGCACGCCACCCGATGCGATGTGGGTGTACATGATTAGGAATGATGCACAAAATAATCAATTAGATTATTACGAGAATTACGAGTACGAGCAAGCCGATTTGACAACGTTGGCAACGAGCACAAACATTACGCCAACGGTCGCACCTGTAAATATAACGGGCGATAACTTTCAAGCCGAGTTTGATGTTAGCGCATTGCATCCCGATTTGGAAGGCGTAAGTGGTATTTCGCTTAGTTATCGATTTATATTTGTTGCGATTAGTGCGATTGACCAAGAAACAAGAAGCACCATTACGCCTCAACCGATTCAATTAATTAATTACGATGACGAAGCGATGCCGTTGGGTAGTTTGGATTTAGTATGGCGCACGGTTGAGCAAGAGTATGTAAACACTATCCAAACCGTTCGGGGCGTACCTGTCAATATGGATTTGGAATCGTCGCTTAGGTTAGATTTGTCAGCAACAAATGCCGAATTGAGTGCTAAGACAGGCGGACAATTAACCGATGCGAGAACGGCACTGACAGCCGTTAAATTGGACGTGTACGAAGAGAATCCATTAACGGGTAATTTACTACTCGATACGATGTTCTTTCAACCACAGGCAAAGAATACTTGCGGTGCGATATTTACCGAAGAGGGTATGGTGTCGCAAGGTACGGGGTCAAGTTTGGAAGTTACATTCCCATTTACGATTCCCGACAACATTTACCGCAACATTGGCAGAGAGGGATTATTCCAACGTGTAGAAGGTCAATTCCAGCGTGCGCCATTAACGAGTGCAAGTCTTGATTGTGCGATTGCCACGCAAGTAAATCAGTGTA